TTATATCATTCGTTGTTGTGTTACCTATATCAGATACATTCTGTAAGGTTAAATCGCTTTGTGTTGCTATATCTCCTGCAATACCTCCCCATTCAGCACCTCCGCACTCAATTCCTAGATTTTCTCTAGCGAATGTTTGAAAAGAGTTTACTGTAAAAGGTGTATCTGTGCTATCAACAGCAAACTCAATCCTAATATTCTCATCTATGATGTTTCTATGAGGGAGTTGTGTGTCGTGTAGTACGATCCTATTTTCGTTGGTTAGATACTTTTCGTTATAGTAAACAAGTCTCTTAGGTTTGTCTAAGACTATCTCTCCAGTATCTGTATTGGTAATGACTAATATACAGTCATTCAATATTTCAAATTTATAAGTCATTGAATAATCTTTATATTTACAAATATAAATACAAAGATCATTGATCACTTTTTAGATAAAAATGAAATGGGTAAAAGTACTAAATATTATCAGGAGAATCCTAAGGCTCGTAAGAAAAAGGCTCAAACAGATAAAAAGATTAACGCACGTCCTGAACAAATAAAAAAAAGAACAGAATGTGGTAGAAAGCGTAGGGAGGCTAAAAAGAACGGTAAAAGTATAGCAGGTAAAGACTACGATCACGCAACCAAAAGGTTTGTTAAAAGTTCTACCAATCGTGGTAGAAGAGGAGAGGGGAATCGTTAATCTCTATTGTCTATATCTTTATCCATGCGTGCAATTAGATTCAATAATTTTCGGTTTTTGTTTTTCGCATAGGTGGTTTTCTGTCTTTCAACTCTTCTAGTAAATGTCATGTCCTGTCTTGGTATTTTTTCAACACCACAGCAGTACTTGTGAATTTTACCTATGAAAAGACTACATGAATCTGTTAATCCATAAATTTCTTTAGTGCTGTATGTTTTTTTCCTAACTAACCTTACATAACCTCTATCTACTAAACTTTGTAGCATCTTATCACAACTCGGAGTAGTACCTCTAAAAGCCTTAATAAATAGTTTAAATTCTTCAACTAAAAAATGACCATGACCGTACAGGTATATTAATGCCTCTAAATCAAGTCTTCCTAAATCTGGTTTTTGTTTGAGTGCCCATGAAAAAACCAATGGTAAATATTTCAAAAAATCATATTCTCTACTTATAGAATAAGCTCTTGGTTGTTTATCTACACGGTAATATCTATTAATTGGTCTTAGTGTTCTATTAGCCTTTGACTTGTACCTCTTCGCATACTTTAATGCGTCTATCCTGTCTTGACCTTCAAGAGATTCTAACTTACCTCTGTTGGCTAACTTCTTTATACGAATTTGTTGTTCATGCCATCTTATAGTTTTTTCATCCATCTTATTATATTTTTAACAAATATAAAAAAAACCCCTCACAGAAGCAAGGGGTTTTACATAACAATTAAAAAACTACAACTATGAAAAAACGATCACGGGCGTGATCTAAAACATAACTGGAAATTTTTACACAAACTCATTAAGAGGTTGCGTTAGGTTTTGTTTCAACGTATTGAATTGAATACGTTCCTGTAGCGAAAGTAGTAGTTACTGTGAAAACATGAATTTGACTATTCTGTCTTCCTGTTCTTAAAACAGTAGCTGCTGCTAAATTATCGATACTTGGATCTTTGAAGTAGTCGCTTTCAAAATCTTCTACCATACCTAAGATGGCTGCATGAGCATCAATAGGTGCTGATATTTGTGCTACGTTGTTGTTTACTACAACATTTCTGAACTCGCTTATAGCTCTTTGTACTTTTCCCATTTTATAAAATTTTTAAAGGATGTTAAACTTACCCACAAAAGTAAGTTTTCCTTTAATATGTTATAAAACGAGTGTGTAACTATTTGATTTATAGTATTATCGTTAAATCTTGATTGTAAAGATAGTTAAATATTATATAATATCCAAATTTTTACTTTTTCTATAAGAGATCGAATATCAGAATTATTGTCAATAATATAATCAAATTTAGCATTGTCTAGAGCTGTTTCTGATTCGTGGTTACTAAGTTCATCAGTTTTTCTATTAACCCTAATCACAATACCGCCCCTATCTTTAATAGCTTTGACTTCATTAGGGAATCTAACGTCAGTAATTATCCATTTGTTTTTAGGTTCTTTATAACCGTTTCTAACTGAAAACATACTGTTGTAAAAATCAGAGTAATCGGAAAATAAAGCGTTAACCCAATAATCTTTATTAATTTCCCTCATCTTTTCTCCTTCTAACTGCATTATTTTTCTCCAAGTGATTCCTAATTGAGGTATTATTGAGTTTTTAAATCCTCTATCTTCTAGTTTTATTCTGTCTATACCCCATGTTAAAGCTACTCTTTGTTTGAGTTTATCAGCAAACTTTTTGATCTCAAAAGTTTCTCTTCCTCTACCATCTATAAAATCTTTAATGGTATATGTTTGTGGATCAGCTATACCTTTTTCTACAGAGTTTTTCCAACATAAGTAATTTATAATATTACCTACAGTGTCTTTACCTGAACCAATACGTCCTGAAATACCTATTAGATTATTTTTCATTTTCTAAATCTTCTTTTAATCTTTCGTGAAAACTTTCTTCTGAATCATCACCACTAATAAACCAATCTATTCTTTGTGTGTAGATACTAGCCTTTTTTAAATAAAAAACAGCTTTTTTAAATTCTTCTATTACTTTATCAGAATATTTTGTATGGTAATTTTCTTCGGGGTATTTTTCATAGAAGTCTGGGTCATACCACCCCTCGTCTTTTTTTTCTTCTTTTGTTTTTAATCTACCGTTTTTTTGTATCAGTTCTTCTATAGAGTCAACTACATCATTGATTCTATATTGATTATATTCGAAATGTCCTCCGCTCATGGTTTTTATTTATTAGATTCTATATGTTCTACTATTTTCTGAGTTGTTCTTATTTGATTTAAAATCATCAAATAACTCTTTTTTATCTCTTCTATTGTTTTTTCTTGTTTCATTTTATTTTTCATTTTTTAGTTTAATAAATTCTACTAATTCGATCAAAATTTTTTCACTCTTTTCGTTTAATTTATCTGCTATGTGACATAACTGCATATCTAAATTTGTTTTTTGTAGTATAGAGTTATTTAACCCTCTGCAAAATCCATTAATTAATAATGCTTGTGTTACATCATCGCTAGTTCCTATTTCAAATCCGATAGTCTCGGATAGTTTTTCAACACTGCTTTTAATCATATCTATTATTTATTATACGCTAACATTTCGGCATTTATACTCGGGTATGATTCATAGTTCTTTAGTCTAAAATCTGATATTTTCATTAGGTCTATACACTTATTAACAGATTCCTGATAAACTAACTTATTATTCATATCTAACTCACAACTACCATACTTATTAACATCTTTACTTAATTGCTCTTTAACAGCGTCTAAATGAGGTTCATAGATATGTACATTAGATAAATCACCTACGATAGCTTTAGGTATCATGTTGGTCATTTTACCTAGTATGTGGGCTAATAAGGCGTAAGATGCTATATTAAATGGAAGACCTAAGAATGTATCTACTGAACGCTGATGCCATTTTAAAGTAAATTGGTATTTTGGTATCTCATAAGAGTTTAGACAGTCTCCAGCGTTTTCTAATCCTGCTTCAAGTTCTGGTAATTCGATATTGTTTTCTTTACAATATTTTAATCTATTCAAAGGCTCAACCAATATCTCAAAACTCCAATGGCAAGGTGGTAAAGCCATATCATCTAATTCGGCAGGATTCCAAGCTGTAACAATATGCCTTGTACCCATAGGATTTTCTTTTAATCCTTTAATAAGATTAGATAGCTGATCTGAATATTTTTCATAATTAATTACACCAAGTAATCCATTATCTTCTTCTTTAAAAGAACTCCATCTTCTCCATTGAGCACCATATACTTTACCAAGGTCTCCTAATTTGTAATCTGGATTTTGATTTGAAATTCTTCCTTCTACTGGCAATGTTCTTGGGTCTTTTATATAGGTTGAAAATTCACGTAATGAAAAAAGATTGCGTTCGTTTTTGTGTATTTTTGCTATATTTAAATAGTAATTATAAGCATCTTTATTCCAAATATTAATACCGTTATCTACCAAATATTTAATATTAGTATCCCCTCTTAAAAACCATAGTAACTCTCCTACTATACCCTTCCAATACAACTTTTTAGTTGTGATGGCTGGAAATCCATCTTTAAATTCGTGTTTAAAAGTATAGCTAGGTATCTGTAGTCTTTTAATTCCTTTACGGTTAGGGTCTTCGTATAAAAACCCTTCTTTTAGTATTTTATTTACTAGTTTGTGGTATGTTTTATCTATTTGTGCCATGTTATAATGTATTTACTAAGTATGTTAAACAAATTAGTTCTTTGTTTTTCTTCTTCTTTTTCACCGTATTGTTCACGTATAAACCCATAGTGTTTATTTATTTTAACTAGAACATCTTCTATTTTTTTTACTTCTTTTTCAAAATGAATTTTCATTTCATCAGTAAGATCTTTAAGGACTTTACCTTCTGTGAAATTTTCAATTCTGTAAATAGGAAGAGATAAACGAGTTTCATAACAGCGAAACTCTTTACCTATTTTCATGTCGGGAGTAGGGTTATAAATACGGATATTTTCATAGGTTTTTTGATAAAAACTAATGTTGTTTTCTTTCATTATTTTTTCTATTACTTCATTTTGATCTACAATAGTTTTATTTAAAAAAAGATATTCATCGTAGTCTAAAGTAATTTTTTTATTTGTTTGTGTCATTGTCTTAGTAAAGTCTTTTATTAATTATATCACCTAATACAAACGCTACATCATCTTTTGTTATATCTGTTTTCATCATCCTTCCATCTGCATCATAAAACTCAATTTTAGTAACGTCCTCTAGGTGTGTTATTGAACTGTTATCGTCATCTGTAAAAGGTGTTCCTGTAAAGTTATAATGTACTACTAAAGTAACTCTCAATAAACCATATGATGTTTTAACTTCTTTTTCTATTGTGTTATATCCTTCTTCAAAATCATAATCGTCTAAACATACTTGTTTTTCTAACTCTTTTAATGATTCCATTCGGATGTAGTAATCCTTTAACAAGGAGTATAAGTTCTCTAGGTTTTCTCCAAATATGTACATATTTCCGTACGTTTCTAAAACTCCGTTTTTAAAAGATACACCCTCTATTAAACCATCTTCGTTTTCTTTGTGTTGAATTATCATTTATTTTTAATTATATGTTTTATATAGTCTGAATGTTTGCCCTTTGTTAAAACTACCTCCTCTACTACTTTTAAACCCTGCGTCATTTAACTCTTTAGTGATTTCGTCAAATGTTTTACCTAACTTTCTTAATGCAACAATATACTTACCAGCTTTCATGTTGTTAGTGTTAGTCATTGCATTTCTCTTTCTTACTTCGATAGCACGCTTTCTGGATTCATCTGTTAAGTTAGAAGGTGTACCTAATGATTTAATAACGTTCCCTGCTTTTGATACATGTCTCTCCCCTCTTTTTAATTTCGATTTGATCTGACCAAGAGCGTCTTTAGTTCGAGCACTAATCTTATCTCTTTCTTCTTTAGCTAAAGAAAATTTAATTTCTTTTACTAACTGCGGATCATGTGGGGAATTAACCTCGATGTAGTTGATTTTTTCTTGTTCTAACATCTGTCTGTACTTGAACCCACCTCGGGTTATACGAGATAATTCTTTTACTAAAAGAGTAGCACCGTACATTTTACAATCTTGAATTGCTTTCTCTATACCTTTTCTTGATTCGGATAATCCTGATTCTACATCACGATACTCTGATAATAAAGAACCATTTTTAGATACAAAATCTAAAACTGATGCTTTCTGTGCGTGTAAACCCAACCCCGAATTACCTTGTTCTTCTGTTGATACTCTGTAGTATCCTACGTAATTGTTCATAATATGTTTTGTTTTAAAATTGTTATATGTGTACAAATATAAAATGAATTTTTTAATTATACAAGAGTAAATCTATTGTAATAATTCGATGCTTCTGAGAAAGGTACAGAGTGTCTTTGTGCAAAACCTTTCTCTTTCCAGTTTTCTCCCCGATCTATTGATTCATTAACTTTATAGAACTCTTCGAATGATAGGATTGGTATATTCCTACCGACTTCATATATCCTTAAACCATACGTTTGAGTGTAAGGTGTGTTCCCCCAGCCGTTTAGACTACTTACTGTTTTACACAGTTTATCTACAGGACTAGTGCTATATGAAAGTTGATTCCCTAAATATTTTATTTCTAAATCATCAAATTGATCATAAATCCTGACGTACACGCTGTGGTATTTTACTTCTAATTGTGAGATGTAGTACTGCATCCATAAGTCGAACTTATCGGAGTATGGTAGGTTATTTACTGTTTCTAAAACTGTCATTTGTTTTGGTTTTTTACAAAGATAATTTATTAGTTTGGTTATGTCAATATTTTGCATAAAACTAGTGGGTTTTTAAGTGTTTTAAAGATGGTGTTGATTTAAGGGCTACCTCGCTATTTTTTGGATGGTTTGGTAATTTTTTATGATGAGGTGGTTTATTAAGTTGTTGAAAGTTAGTTTTTTGATTCAATTTGGTAGTTTGGAAAAAAAGTGTATTTTTTCTTAATAGAAACCTTAATATACATTTATTTATATAATAAATAATTATATAATAGAGATTAATGTTAATAATAGTTTATGTATAATAATATTAGTCTTAATGGTTAAGTCTAACTCGTTTAATGTCTAATAGAAATAATGTCTTTTAGATTAATGTCTTTTAGATATTATGTAGTTCTAAGAGGGTATATACGTTCAGTATAGTTATTAAATAAATCTAATTAATATATATCTATAAAAAAGTAATTGTGCAAAAACGAAAAATTGTAAAAAAACGCTCAAAATTGAGGTATTTAGCAATGGAGTGAGAAAAGGATTTAGTAACCCTCACTGAACTTCAATTAGAATTGAGAATAAATTATTAAATCAAGAGTTAGTAAATCGATAGGAAACCGACGTAAGGAGGGTTTTCGATCTTTTAAGTACAATCTGGGGGCGGCGGTGCGAGATAGGTAATTAATATATTGCTACAATGCTGTTTCTAGCCCCATAGAGGTGGTTTTTTTCAACTCTTTTTGTTTTTTGGTATATTGATACCACTCGTGTCATTTTAATTGAAAAAAAGGTACTCTATGAGCTTATAAAAAATTTTGTCAAAAATTCAGGGAGTAGGGTCTATGTATAATATATTAGTAATCAGGCAAAAAGGAAACGCGTTTTAAATTCGGGGGAGGGGGGTCTATGTTTTTCTTTTTGTCAAATACTTTTCAACTTTTATCTAGTCGGCGTTAATTCTGTAAGCACTCTAGCAATCTAGTATAATAGACACACCTTAACGTATTGATTTTCAACCAATAAAAGAAAAGTGTTTCGTTTGTTGGTTGGTCGTTTGTATAGCGTAACGATTAACGTACACGATATTCAGACGCCAATCTTTCTACTGTCATTTATACAAAAGAAAAAAATACTTTCGCCCCCAAACTTTACCACGTTAAGGTCTGTATAGCAAAAACTTATACAAACTTTGTTTGCATAGGTGACAAAATATGCAAAATGGTTACGTAAAGCATGACAAAATGTCATGTTCAAAATAAATTAAAATTTTTTTCGTTCGTTATCCTTATAATTATCAACACTTTAGCTACAACCTGACAAATTGTCAGTTGACAAGTGTAAAATCTTGCCGTATGTTTGCATTATAACAATTAACAAACGTAACTAATAACAATTAAACAATAAAAACATGAAGTCAATCGAACAACTCAAAAACCAAAATGTCAAACTTTCAACAAACGATATTTTAAACAATGCCCCCGAAAATGCTGAAGAATTAGAAATGCTACATTTTCTTTATAAAATGAAAAACTTAGAAATTGATTATAACTTTAATGAATGTACTGATTTGGTGGCATATGTATTAAAAGGCTGCAATGAACAAGGTAAATTTTGTTCTTATGTATCGCCATTCGTTTACAAAACTACTGAAGACGCTCATTACGCAGCTTGTACAATCAAAAAACTTGTTTCATCTTTACAAAACAATTAACAAACGTAACTAATAACAAAATGAACACAATACTAAAAACTTATCACAAACACTCAAACATAGTTTCTTTTCATAAGTATGAAGAAGAAGGCGTTATATATGAAGAAAGTTTCAACGAAAATGGTGAAACTTTAACATATAAAGATTCTGACGGCTTATTTTACGAAATCAAATACCACAAAAATGGTAAACCCTTGAGTTTAAAATCCTCAACTGGATTCTCATTCAATTACACTTATCACAAAAACAACAACACAAGAACGTACAAAGATTCTAACGGCTTTGAATTCATATACGATGAAAATAACAAACTTTTACAGGGTAATAAACTAAATTAACAAACTTAACTAATAATAATACTATGAAAATATCAAGAATTGGCGAATATGTAAAATTTTCAGAGACATTCGGTGAAGGTTATTTAACTTTTGTTGCAAAAAGTCAAAAAGACATACGTTCTGATATAAGCACAACATTGAGAGAGAAAAACAGAAATCTAACATATTCACAAAATTGTGAAGAAAATGAACAATTTAACGAATTTGAAAAAATTTTGTATGTATTTTATAACATTTATGGAATACCAACGAAATACATGTATTTGTATTTTGATTTTGAAAAAAACACAATTAGTACAGAGAACAGCAAAAAAATCAAAATAGTTGAGAGCTTCGAATACACATATAAAATCCAAAAAACTCAAATAAAATCCAAAAACGGTATAAGTGGTTTTTATAAGTTTATCATTAACGCCATGCATATTGATAGCCCTTACAACTCCAGCATGTTCAACACTTTAGAAAATTTATTTAAAACAGGATAAAAAATTTATTTTTTCCTTGCACAATCAAAAAACTTTTTTACCTTTACAAAACAATTAAGAAACGAAACTAAATAATAACAATTAAATAAAATAATCATGCACACAAGAAAAGAAACAATTTCAAATATTGATTTTTACAGAGTCAACAACGACACAAACATGAATCCTCGCTATGTATTCCATTTTTTAGAATTAGATACAGACTACAACAAAGCTCACAAAAAAGCATTGAGTATAGGAGCTAAGATATACCGGGGCAAATGGTTTGGCGGTGGTTTTGTCATCCATTCTTATAACCTTATAGACACAGCAAAGAAAATTAGAATGTTAAAAATAATAACAGGATAAAAAAAATTTATTTTTTCCTTGTATAATCAAAAAACTTTTTTACCTTTACAAAACAATTAAGAAACGTAACTAAATAAACAATATCAAAATGAAAACAATAATCAAAGCCTACCACAAAAATTCAGACGTACTTGCTTATCGTAAGTATGAATCTGGCGGTATTTTATGTGAATACATTTATAACGAAAATGGTAAACCTTTAAATTTTGTAAATTCAAATGGTTATTCATGCGAGTATACTTATAATGAAAATGGTAACAGAATCGCATACAAAAATTCAGATGGTTGTTATGAAATAAAATCAGTAGGTAATGAGGTTACCAAAGAAGAATATGAAGATTTCATGAACCAGTTAAACCCTGTAAACCTTGATGGTAAAAAAGTTAAGATAGATGGAATAAAATATGAATTAAAACTAATTAAATAAAATAATCATGTACAATTACGAACAAAAAGCGAAAGATTTTTTAAATCAAACAAACACAACATTTGAGACTGAATATCTAAAGCATGATAAATATTTCCAGGATGACAAACAAACTAGAGACATTTATCAAATAACGCTGAAACGCGAAAACAAAAAATTCAAATTTACTTTTGGTCAATCTATTATGAATAACGGTATTGAACCAACAGAGTACGGCGTTTTGTCCTGTTTAACCAAATACGATCCAGGAACGTTTGAAGACTTTTGTATCGACTACGGATACAATAACGGCAGCATTAAAGCTAAAAAAATCTACAAAAACGTAGTAAAAGAATATAAAAACGTAATCGAGTTGTGGAACGCTGAAGAAATAGAACAATTGAAAGAAATAGAATAATATTCACTATCTAAACCCTGCTTAGTAGACTAATTCAAACGGAGCAAAACCGTTGCAGGGTACTAAACTAAAATAATAATCTAAAATTCAAACATCATGAGCGTAAAAAATCTAAAAAATCTAAAAAATAACCAATCTGATAATTTCAAAAATTATTGTATTGATTGGGTAGATGGTTTAAATAAACTACTTAAAGAAAAGAATTATTCAGGTTGCTACGAATACGTAGATATCACCAATCACAAATCTTTTAATGTTGGCGATATTGTTGAGACTACTTTTGATGATGGTATTTATCACATTAAGGGTTTTTA